AGTTTGATTTCCACAAACTTCATGTCCTTGATAGGTTCACAGGTCTTGAATGCTGCCTTGTAACCATTGGAATTTTTAATTGTTGCATAGTGGATTTCAGACCACTTTTCATAAACTTCTGCAAATGTGATTGTGTCCAGGTGCAAGTCATAAGGGTCTTCATTGAATGCTGCAAGTGCTTGAAGTGCTTCTGCCCTGGTTGAATAATATCCCACAAACTGATAAATGGGATATGACTTTTTCTTTTCAGGAATCTGTTTCCATCCAACAGTCTTCCTGGCTGCCCATGGATTTCTTCTTTTTCCTGACAGCTTGTAAACTGAACCATATGAATTTGGTAATTTCATAACCATCATCCTTTCTTTTTGAAGGGTGAAATGGTATAATTATATTGGTGTTTTTGGTGACCATTTCATCCATCTGATTTGGTTTCCATCCTTTTCCCCTGGCTGTTGGTAGCAGTCAGGGGAATTTTTTATTTGATAAATTCTTTAAAATCCAAAATAGAATATTCATCAAGATATTTGTCTAAAATTATCCAAAATTTATCCATTCTGTTTTGAATTCCTGTTTCGGTTTTTAACTCATGTGCTTTGATATAATAATCATCATAACATCTTTTCATATAAGTGTTTAAATTTAAGTTTAAGTCATCTATACATTGTTGTGAAGAAAAGTTTCCTTTATACGTTCCACAATCTTCTAATTCTTTTAATGTATAGCATTGTTTTAATGCAAATTCTCTTCTTGATAAAAGTGTTTCAATATTAGTGGTGCTTTGAATTAAAACAACAGAATCTTTTATCTGTTGTATCAAACATGAAATGTTTGATTTGGGATAATTGATTTTAATTTCTTGTAAAGTTTCAGATGGAAATTGTGATGATATAGTTTTTGTTTTCTTTGGTTTTTTGAAGCATATGAATGTTAAAAAACCAAAAAGACATGTTCCAAAAAACCATGGAAAAAACTGGTTATTATGATTTTTACATAGCATTATAAGAAAGCCTATGCATTCCATTAAACAAAACAATCCACAAATCAACTTTAAAAATCTAATAAATTTTTTAAATATCTTGAACACCTTCCTTTCATCTTGAACCTGTCAAAACCTTTGATTTTACTGGACTTTTGACAGTTCTGACCTTCTGAAAGTTCAAGATGTGGGGTCTTTTATATATTATTATTATTTTTTAGGGAATCATTAAAATTTAATGATTTTATATTCTTTGATTATAAATAAGTTCACCACATCTTGAACATCTTGACCTGACAACTGAAAAACCCTTGTAATATCAAGGATTTGAGCGGTTCAAGATGTCCTGAAAACATCTTGAATCATCTTGAACCTATGTGGAACTTTTATTGAAATTGACATACAAAACATTGTTTATGCGTTTTTCAACATAGAAGAATCTTTTTGAATGTACTTTGGAAGTTCAGTCATATCAGACATATCTTCCAGGACTTTCTGTTGTCCTGACTGGTTCATTTTACAGAACATCTGCAAGACCTTCACTGCTTCCTTTCCAAAATTCTTCTGAACCAGTTCCAGGATTTTTGTTTCTTCTGCTGCTTTGGCAGAATCAAAGCGGTCATCAAAGCACATCAATTCACAAGGGGAAACACCAAACTTTCTTGCAAGCTGTTGAATGTGGGTTCGTTTGATGTTTTCAACCTTGTCTGTTTCCCACTTTTGGACTGCTGCCCTGTTGACAGGTGGATTCAGGGATTTTCCAAGTTCTTCTTGTGAAAGACCTGCATTTTCCCTTAAATGCTTTATGTATTGACCCATTGTCATAGTGGTCACATCCTTTCTTATATTTATTTGTATCTTGATAATAGCATATTTGCGTTATTTTTTCAATTTTTCTTGAAAAAATATCTTAAAAATTTGAAAAAAGCATTGACAACTGACAAGATACACATTATACTTGACTTGTATCTTAAAGAGATACAAAACAGAAGATTGAAGCAACCAGGAAAGTTCAGGTGCAGTAATGGGGCGGTTCACAAGTGACATGGTGGTCAGGCTGCTGAATGGCAGACAGAGTGAATGCAGAATAAACAAGACCTGACAAAACAGTTGAAGAAACCAGGAACAATAAGTCAATGAAGCAAAGTGTTCTGCACTATTTGAAGAAAGCAGGCAGGATGAACCAAACATCACTTCAAACTTAAACCAAGAAGTTGTTAAGGGGGAAGAATCAACAAGGGAGAGGACACAGCACTTCAATCTTCTATTTGAAACAGAAAGGAAGGGAAACCCTGATGGAAGTATTGAAAGATAAAGATTGCACCATAAACACACCAGTTGTTCTTGGTGTTCAGGATTCACCCATATATGGAAAAGGAATTTCAATCAAACCAAGGGTTGATGGAAGAAAGGATTCAAAGCATTTTGAAAGCATTTATCTTCCTGAACTTCTTCCCTTGGAAGAATATGACCTGATTGTTGTTTTGATTTCAGGTGGTAAAGATTCCATTGCATGTTTTTATAAACTGCTTGAACTTGGTGTTCCAAAAGAAAAAATTGAATTATGGCATCATGACATTGATGGTGGACATCCTTCAAGAAGAATGGACTGGAAATGCACACAGAATTATATGAAAGCACTTGCAGATGCAGAAGGTGTCAAATTAAGGGTTTCATATCGTGTCAATGGTTTCTTTGGGGAATTATACAGAATAGGTGCATCAGAACCTATTGAATGGATTGACCCTGACCCACAAGGAGAAGGACTTGGAATTGCACCGATTGACCATATTGTAAAAGTAAAGACTGCAACAAATGTGAAGGTTAATGTGACAACTTCCCTGACATTTGATGAAGGATATTCTTTCAATACACTGAAAAGCACAATCACAGACACAATCAGTGCATATTTGAAAGAAATCAGAAGTCAGTGGGCGAATTATTCACAATCAGTTGTCAGAATCAGTCAAATTGAAACAAGACTTCTTGGAATCAAGGGGATTGTGGATATTTCAAACACCAAAATCAATGGTGTTGCAAGCAATCTAACACTTGATAAATATGAAATTCCAGTGATGGGTGGTGTTAGTGGATGATTAGAGATGTGAACCTTCTTGGACATCTTCCACCATTCATTCAGGAATACATGGAAATCAGGGAAATCATGAAAACTGAAAACCCTGAATTTCAGTTGGTAGAAGATGAATCAGAAATAATTAAAAACAACCAGTTCATTCAGTCATGCAATCTGACAGGAATCAGCAAGTTTGAAAAGCTGATTGGAATTGTTCCATCTGCTGATGACACCCTGGAATCAAGAATCAACAGGGTGTTGGTCAGATGGAATGACACTGTTCCTTATACCTGGAAAACCTTGCTGAATAAACTGGACACTTTGTGTGGTGGTTCTGATAATTATGAAATCATCAGGAAACTGGATGAACATAAATTGGAAATCACAACACATTTGGATTTGTATGGTCAAGTTGAAGAACTTGACTATTTTTTATCTTACATGTTGCCTGCATCAATGGTTCTTGATGCAAAAAACAAGCTGTTCATTGACTTAAATGCAACAGCAAGGGTGGCAGCAGGAATTGTCAATTGTGAAACATTTGAACTGTCAGATTCCTTCAAGAAGAACCTGGACATCCAGGGAACATCCATCTTTGGTGGTGGAATTGTTGAAGGATATATGACCACATTGTCTGATGCATTCAAGAAGGGAATGTCCATTGATTCAGGGGCATCCTTTGCAGGTGGTGTTGTCGGTGCAGTGGTTGTTGAAATTTCAGACAGCTTCAAAGAATCAATAGATGTCAGTGGTCACACAGTAATGACAGCAGGTGTTTCAATTACTGAATCAAATTAAAATATGAAAGGTAGGAAAAAGAAATGTCAGAATTTAGACAGCTTATTATCACAAACAAAGGACAGTCTTTGATGGCAAAACTTATTGCAGGAAAAGCAAATGTGACATTCACAAAGGTTGCAGCATCTGCCACAACTTACAATGATTCACAGATTCCTGCACTGACTGCACTGTCCAACATCAAACAGCAGGTTGCTGTTTCCAAAGTCACAAGAATCAATTCTGTTGCAGTTCAGGTTGATGCTGCAATGGAAAACAGTGCATTGACAACTGGATATTATATGAATTCCATTGGTCTTTATGCAAATGACCCTGATGATGGTGAAATCCTTTATGCAGTTGCAGGTGCAAATGTGGGGGCATATATGCCACCTTATAATGGAATCACTGTCAGTGGTGCATATCTGAAACTTGTGACCACAGTTTCAAATGCAAGCAATGTTTCCATGACTGTTGACCCTGCTGCTGTTGCAACAGTGGGTGACATCAATGCATTGCAGGCAGAAATCACAGACATCCAGTCCTATATTGGATATACGGATGCAGACATCTATGGTGTTGAAGTTGACTTCAAGAATAAGAAATTCACAAGACTTGCAGGTGCAGTTGGAAAGACACCTGGTGATGCTTTTGATGGTGTCAAGGCTTTTGGTGGAAGAAAAAGATGCAATGTCACTGATGAAGGAAAGGTTGTTGCATATTTTGGTGATGCAGGATATTCAGAAACTGGTGTCCTGACTTCTGCAATCACAAAGGGTGAAGGTGACAACATCAGAACATATGCAACAGGAACAAAGGTGCAGGTCATGGTTGAGCAGCCAAAGTTTTATTACAAGGTTGTTCCACTTGAACTTGAAAAGATTCAGGGTGGCAAAGGCTTCCACATGAGAAAAGCAAGATATTATGTGTCTGACACCATGAAAGCAGGCTTCAAACTTCATCCTGCATTCATCAAGGATGGAAAGGAAAAGAACTTCATTTATCTTTCTGCATATGAAGGATGTACTTATGACACATCTGCTTCTGTATACAAACTGAATGATGCACAGGATGTTGACTGGACAAATGATGTTCTTGCATCCATTGCAAATGCAAAGCCTACATCAGGACTGACACAGAGCGGTGCAACAAGAAATGGATTCAGAACCATTGCTGCAAAAAGGGGTTCAGGTTGGTCACAGGAAACTGTTCAGGCAGCAACTGCAACAGAACTTCTTTTTCTTATTGAGTATGCATCTTTTGACATGCAGTCAAAGATTGGTGCAGGTGTAACAAATAAGACTGATGATGGTGCAACATCCATGACAGAAATTACTGGTGCAACCACTACACTTGGAAACAAGACTGGTTCTGTTGTCAATACAAATGGTTGGACAGTTGTTTCTTATCGTGGTGAAGAAAATCCATTTGGTAACATTTGGAAGTGGATTGATGGTATCAATGTTTATAACAAGAATGAAGGTTCTGTTTATATTGCTGACCATGGATTCAAGGATGATACAAATGCAGCACCATATTCTGATGCAGGAATCACAATTTGTGGTTCAAATGGTTATGTTTCTGCTTTTGCTTACAATGAAGACTTTGATTGGTTATTCATTGCAAGTGAAGTTCTTGGAAATAGTTCACTTCCAGTTGGTGACTATTTTTGGCAGAACAAAGCATATAATGGCTACACGGTCGCTGCATTGGGCGGTGATTGGTCTGATGGTTCTAATGCGGGCGGTTTCCGTTGGAGTGTGTATGATGCTTCGGGTATTCGTTATCGTAGTATCGGCGGTCGCCTGCTGTATGTACCTGATGGTACTGATGCACCTGCTGCTTAATCA